GAGGCATCAAGATGGACGGTGCGCCAGCATTAGTTTGGGGCACAAATCCGCAGAATGGTAAGTTTTTTGTTTGTACGAAAGCTGCATTTAACAAGAAAAAGATTCGCCTTTGCTATAATGAGGATGACATCTTCACCCATTTCGGTGGTCAACCAAGGGTAACACAGATTCTCATCTTCTGCCTAGAGTTTCTGCCTCGCACTCAACAAGTGTTGCAGGGTGATTGGATTGGTTTCGGTAAAGGTTTGGATACCTTCACACCCAATACGATTACCTATAAGTTCCCTGAGAAAGTTCGTCAAGAAATTGTTATTGCGCCGCATACAATCTACAGCGGTTCTGATGACATTCGTGAAATGTCTGCTGCTCCTCTGACTAGCAAACTGATCAGCACTAAGGATTGTTTGTTTGTTCAACCTGAAGTGGAACTGAATCCTTATCGTGAAGATTTGGAGGATGTGTGTAAGTTTGCCAAGCAAATGAGCACTCTATGTGACTTTGTGACGCCTAACAAAGCAACACAAATCAAAAAAGAGATTAACGCTTGCATCCGTGAGCAACGTGTCATCTGTGAGAATGAAATTGCAGAAAAATGTGATTGTGACAAGAACCTGATCCGTTTGTGGAAATTGGTTGCTTCCATAAAAGCAGATCTGTCCCTGTTTTTTATTCACGAAACTGATGAGATTGAGTGTTCTATCAACGGTGAGGATAGTTTTCACGAAGGTTATTGCATTTCTAACAAATACGGCATTTACAAAGTTGTTGATCGTGAAACATTCTCTCATGCAAACTTCACAATCGCCAAGAATTGGGCTTGATTAAAGTTACTCACCTCCAAAGTGGACCTATAGTATGAGCACAACCACTAAAATGATTAACCAAATCGCTGAAATGATTGTGGATGCTGCTAATGATCCACGCACCGCAGATAATATCCGTGAAATGCACAAACATCCTCAAGGTGCAGAAACTCTGCGTCTGATTGTGCGTGATAATGTAGCAGGTGCTGCTGATGTAGTTGCTAATGCTCTCTGGAACAATCTCTGAAACTAAAATGACTACAACTTTCGCTGATTACTCTGCTCAACAAGATGCACGGAACACCATTTATCTTAACATCGTTAAGTATGGTTTGATGTTGTGTGATGCTCTTGGGCACGATGCACCCGATAATTACTTCTATGAACTGGATAGTTCTGGACGTAAGTATCACAGAATCTGGATGTATATTGGAGAGCGTCGTGATAGCATCCACGCATTTATTGATAAGAAAACAGGTTCAGTATTGAAACCTGCAAGTGTAAAAGCACCTGCCAAGGGTGAGCGTTACAATCTCCTCTCTATTCCTTCTCGTGAGAAGTGTCTTGAGAACGCAGATTTTGCTGGTGGTTATCTGTACGCAAAATGATTATGAATCAAGAACAACTTATCCGTTCAATCAGTCAACAACTTGAAAATCTAATGACCTTAGATGAAGAGTTGTCAGAAAAGTATGATGCTTATTGTTTCTATCCTGATACTGATTATGAACCGATTGTAGAACGATTCACTCCTGAACTTCTCAAAGAACTTGAAGACCTTGTACGCAAACTTGACATCGAACCCATTCATTATGACTGACTATCAACAAGAAATCAAAGACCTGACAGTAACACGATCTCTGCGTCTGTTGCGTGATGGTTTCAAAAGCGATTTTGCAACATCAGTATTCTCAGATGAGCGAACTACAGAACTTTTTGCCCAACTTGCAAGTGAGTTTGTAGAATCAAACATTCCTGTGATTGATGATGAGAATCAAATGGAACTTGCGATGATGCTGTTAGAATCTCTGGATGTAATTGCACGATGACTTACTCTAACCTCTCAAAGATTCGTCCAAAGCTGAGAACAACTGGGCGTGTGTCTGGTAACTTTGGACGCAACAAAGTTTCTGCTGGTTCATCACTCAACGACATCGGTGGTGATGGTAACATAGGTGCAACACAAGATGATTATCTGAATCGTCTTTATTATGCTTTTGATAACACTACCGACCCTAAACTTCAACGCTTCATCTATTCCGAAATCCGTAAGATTCACATTCAGAGAGGTACTTGGTAATGGCAACTTGGAAAGCAACATGTTGGTTAGGTTCTGCCTCTGGTTATCAAGATCTTGAAGTTCAAGCAAACACTCTAAATGGTGCAAAGGAGCAACTTCAGAGAGTTTATGGTGCAGAACAGATTTGTAACCTTCGTGAAGTAAGATCGTCAAGTTCATCGTCAAGTTCTGGTGATGAATTGAGCGGATACTTATTTCTTGCCCTCATTTTGTTTGGTATTTGGGTGATTGTAGAATACTGGTGGATTGTTGTACCAGTCGCTGCAATTTGTTTGGCATGTTGGCTATACTATCGTTTCTGGAGTTAAAGTTACTCACCTCCAAAGTGGACCTATAGTATGAGCAACACAATCATGGATCAAGTCTACCACTATCACACCAACTGGAAAGAAGGTAAAGTGAATCAAATGTGGATTCAACAAGTTGAAGACAAGTTTATTGCTATCGCATACAATCCCGAAAAGAATGTGTCGATGCCTATGTCCAAACCCCGCACTTCCTACGACGAAACTCTCAAATGGGTTCGCGGTTGGTGTGGCACTTTCTGTACTCTTCCTGCCTGATTGATTATGCTAACCTATGGAATCTTAGTCTTGCTTGCTTACACTTTAGGAGCAGCAAATGTTCTTCTTGTCCAACACTTTCTCCGCAAATGAAAAACTATCGCGTTCGAGTAGAAACCAACGACGGATGTGTGACAATTTGGCATGAGAAATCTAACGCAAAGACTGCGGACAAACTAATACTCAATCGCGTCTACAATCAACTCTGTGGGTTGAACATCAAAGAAATCTCTGTTAATCCTTCTGTATGAAGTACATCGTTGAACTATACGTTGGTGGCAAAGTCTTCAAGGAAGAAGTATATGCAACCAACCCAAAAGATGCGCGAGAAACTGCCATTGCACGAAATCCTACAGCAAAGGTTGTTGGTGTCAACGTAAGTTTCAAGTAATTAAAGTTACTCACCTCCAAAGTGGACCTATAGTATGAACGACACTACCATGCTCCTAGATCTTGAAATTGCATCCGAACTGATCGGATTTATGAGTAACTTTGAAAATGCAGATCTCAACGATTGCGTAGACTTTATCTGCGAGAAGTTTGATGTTGATGCAACTGATGAATTGATTGATGCAGTTGCTGATTTCTTCTTTGCTGACTGATACAAACTCTTTTCCAACTAACTAACACAAACAAATGACAAACTACAATCCCTACGTTCAAAACCTGATTGAGATGGGTTATGATGAACAAGACTGCCGTAATGTTGCTGCAGTTGGTGAATTGAATCCCACTTATCCGCGTACCATTTATGGTCGCACATTTGCAACTGAAAGTGAATATAAAGAGGCACTCGCTGACTTCATCAACGGTTTGTGAATTAAAGTTACTCACCTTCAAAGTGGACCTATAGTATGAGCAACACTTTCACCGTTCGATTCTGGTCTGAGCATCTAGAATCCCCCGAATACATCGGTCCTTTCTACTCTGAAGATGAGGCACAAGATTATGCTGATGATCGCAACAGTTCGTTAGCATTATCTGGTATTCCTTCCTCTGTTGCTTGTTATTCTGTTGTTGACTGATTGTTATGAGAATTGCTTTTCTGATTGCAACTTTAGCACTTGGACTTCGTGTTGGTTTAAGTGCTCATGCTACGGTGAATGAGTATCAAGAACAGCAAGCAGAAATGTTCTGTCAAGCAAACCCTAACTATTGCAATTAAAGTTACTCACCTCCAAAGTGGACCTATAGTATGAGCACTTACACTTCACCTCTCACTTCTAAAGTCTACGAAATCGTAGAGACCAAGCATATGCGAAATGCCTGGGATTCTAAGGGCAACCTAACACCTTATGAGCAATCTGTCTTTGACATTTACTACAACGGTCAAAAAGTACAATTTGCCCTAAC